GTAGAGATACATCTTTTTATTTTATACAACTCGCACAAAAAAATTACCTTGAATTTTACTTTTGAATTACTTTGTGATATAATAAAAATACATTTAACTCGAAAGAGAATGGTTGGAGGGAAGGATTTGACAACTTTTAGGAGATAAATCCCAATACTGCTAAACTTTAATAATCGTAATGATTGTTAAAGAAGTGGATATTAAACTATTAAATGGACGCATTTAATAAACGTTGTATAAAGAATACTGAATTGAAATGGGGTAATTGCCAAAGTAGATTTAGTATTTTTTATTTAAAAATGACATAAAACTTGACTTTAAGCCAAAATATGATAAAATGAAATTGTCGGTGAAAAGATTTTAACTAAAAAGGCTTTTTATAGACAAAAAGTTATTAAATGACAAGCTATCTATTTATAGGTAGCATTGAGTAGATATATTAACACATCTAGACTTATAACACTTCTCTTTTTAGAGTAGAGAGTAGATGGTTGCGAATAATAGGTGTTTTAATAAAGTGAATAAGCAACTCTATATCTATTCAATGGTGCTTCATAATAGCACTGCTTCAATTAAGATATGGGCATAGAAATATGTCCTTTTTTGATGCAATTTTACAAAAATAAGAAATATGATATAATGAATATAGTGGGAGGTAAGATAAATGAAATTTAAGATGAATAATAGAGAATGGGAAATTTTAGAAGTACCACAAAGTAAATTTTGGGAAGATTATGGCGAATTAGATAAAATGAATGACAATGAAACTTATTTTGGAAGAACAAAGTATAAACTACAACAAATATGGCTAGATGAAGAATTACCTGTTGATTTAAAGAAAAAGACATTATATCACGAACTAATGCACTGTTATAAAGGATGTTATATATGTTTTTATGAGTTAAATAATCAAGATGAAGATTTTTGGTGTGAATTAAGTTCAAATAGTCACGATATTATACACGAAATAGTAGAAGAATACTTTAAAGAATTAGAAAGAGAAGATGTTGAAAGTAAATATAGTTGCAAGTCAGGTGCTGAAATACTAAAATCAATACAAGAACAACAAAAATTTGGCAAAGATGAAGGTTGGAAAGAGATGAAACTATGAATAAAATGAGATTAATAAGTCACTATGATTGTTATGGGAGAAAAGACTTTTGGGATGAAAATAGTGATGTGTATGCTATAACTGATGATTTTGTGTATAATCCAATGTATAAAGGGATAGCAAAAGAGAAGAAAGTAGCTCTTTTAATAGAACCAAGAGCAATAGTACCTGAAGCGTATGATTATGTAGGAAAACACTATGACGAATTTAAATATGTGTTTACAGGTGATGATGAACTATTAAAATTACCAAATGCAAAACCAATAATATGGGGTGGAGTATGGTATAGGTGTGAAAATCCTAAAAAAACAAAATTAATATCTATGATGTGTAGCGATAAAGAGATGTGTGACTTGCATAAAGAAAGAAAAAGGATAGCTAGGAAGTATAAAGACAGAATAGATGTTTATGGAACAATAGATGGTGGCACTTATGTAGAAGAAAATGTACACGAACCATATAAATATGAAGTAGTAATAGAAAATGACATACAAGATATATGGTTTACAGAAAAACTACTTAATTGTTTTGCTAATAAGACTATCCCTATCTATTTAGGTGCTAGAAAAATAGATAAGTATTTTAATATAAATGGTATGCTTATTTGTAATAGTATTGAAGAATTAGAACACGACGTTAATGTATTTTTAGTATGTAAAGATTATTGGAATAATGTTCATTATAATCATCCTGAAGTTCAAAAAGCATTAGAAGAAAACTATGAATTATCTAAACAATATGAGAATTTTGATGAATGGTTTTATAAAACTTACGAAAAAGAGATAGGAGAGTTATTTGATGGCAACAAGTTATAAATTCTATAAACAAAGTATAAAAAATTATTTAATAAATAAATTTCCTAAAGATGCAACTATTTTAGATGTAGGTGCAGGAGAAGGCACTTATTATAATCTTTTACACGATTATTTTAAAAATATGTATGCTGTGGAAGTGTTTGAGCCTAATATTGATAAATATGAATTAAAAAGCAAATATAAAGTTGTTATAAACGCCAATATAAAGGATTTTGAGTACAATTTTTGTGACATTATCATATTTGGTGATGTGTTAGAACATTTAGAAGTAAATGAGGCTCAAAAGGTGCTAGAATATGCTTATAATAGATGTAATGAACTAATAGTTGCTGTTCCCTATCAAATGCCACAAGGTATAGAAGAAGATAATGTGTACGAAATACACAAACAAGATGATTTAACGCCAGAAATTATGCTACAAAGATACCCAATGCTTAAATTACTACATAAAAACACAAAATATGGATATTATGTAAAGGATGTGGAGTATGAAAAAGAAAATTAAGGTGTCTGTTATAATTCCAGCTTATAACGCTGAACAATGGATAACAAAATGTTTAGAAAGTATACCTAAAAGAGATGATATTGAAATTATAGTTGTAAATGATGGTTCTACGGACAAAACAATAGGTTATTTAAACAATTATAAACGATTTGGGTATAAAGACCTTATAATCATTGATTATGGTAAAAATAAGGGTGTTTCTTACGCTAGAAATACAGGTATAGAAAAATCTAAAGGTGAATATTTAGTATTTATTGATAGTGATGACTATATTTACCCTAAAGTATTTAATAAAATAGTTGATAATTACTTAAATAGCGAATATCAATTAGTATTTTATGATATGGAAAATAATTTTAATTATAGATTTGAAGCTAATCAAAATAATTACCAATGTAAATATGGTATGTTTAAGTTTATTAAAAAAGAATTTTTAGGCGATTTAAGATTTACTGAAGGTATGCAATATGCTGAAGATAAAGAATTACATTTAAAAATGATGGATAAATACCCAAAATGTTATTTTTCTAATGAAATTATGTATCATTATAACTATCCAAGAAAAGGTAGCTTAAGTGCTATTGGTGAAAATAGATAAATTTGTCTATTTTCTTTTTTAATGTTATAATTAAAAAAGGTGATGAATATGTTTAGATTATATGGTCCTGATAGAAAATGTTTACTTAAGGATGAAAATGAATTGAAAATTGTTGATAAAATGGGTAATGCTATTGGCATTTATGATATAATTGATTATATTGTTATGGAAGACGATGGCAAAAGTGATGACGCAAAAGCTGTCGTAACTAATTATAATGAATATTTGAGTTATAAACATTCTGTTTATGAAAAATACAGGGACCAATTAAATTCTTTTAGAGAATGTAAGATAGAACAAGGTTATATCAAAAAGTTGCGTAAAACAAAAAAGTATGATAGAATATAGATGTGTGTGTAAGTACACAATCCCCATACACTCATTTAACAACCTCATACACTATCTTTTTTAGATAGTGCCTAATACTGTATAAGCCATTATTCCTTTTGTACAGTATTAAGCAGTGTCTATTAAAGGCACTAGGTAAAAACCTTTTTTTCTTTTTCATAGAGGCAACGCCTCTTTTTTATTGACTTTTAATATTAAAAATATTAAAATAAAATTAAAGTAAGGGGGCTTATCTTAAAGAAAGGGAAAAGTAAATGGGTAAAGAAAATAGTGTTTTAAAAGAATTTATGAGTGAAATTAGCGATATTAGATTTTTAAGTGTCGATGATTTTATGAAAAAGAAAGAAATTATAAGAGATAGGGTCGAAGAATTAGATAATGATGTTAAAGAAATATATCAATGGTATTTTTATCATCAATTATGTATTTTGAGCCAAAAATTTTTCTTGTTAAAAGATTTGATGTGGCTATATGCGTGTGGCGAAAGAGTAGAATTTGATTTAATGTTACAATATAGACTATTTTGTGAGAAAAGAAATAAAATAGATTATGGTTTATAAATTTGACTAAAATTTAAAAATTTGATATATTATGCTTGAAAAAGGAGGCATCTTATGGAGATTACAATAGCACTAGCATTAAGTATATTAGGTTCGGTAATTAGTGTGTCTAGTTTTGTTTTAACACGCCGTGATAAAGCTGTTAAGGATGCTAAAGAAACTAATATGGAATTAATTAATTATAGACTAAACGAATTGGATAAAAATGTTCAAAAAATTCTTAATAAATTAGACAATTATGAAAATGAAATAGATAGTCGTATTGACAAAGCTATTAAAAATCATATTGAAATTTATCATAAGTAGTTGATAGAAATGAGAGATGATATTATGGCAGTACAAAAAGAAATTCAAGAATTAAAAGAACAAAGTTTAGCTTGGGAAATGTTAAAAGATGCACGTAAAACAAATAAAAGAATGTTTGTAATTTGGATTATTACATTTTTAACATTAGTTGGTGTTACTTGCTATACAATATATCTTTTAAATGATGTTGGAACAATAAGTGAAACAATAACACAAGAAAATGAAAATGGTTATAATAATTATATTGGAAATGATGGTGATATAATTAATGGCAAAGCAAACAATAACTAAAACTAAAAAATATCGTAAATCACAAATCACAACAGATAAAAGTGGTAGAAAACATTGTAAAACTTGTGGTGCTTTCATTTCAGGTAGAGGTAAAAAGAAATAATATATGAAATTTGATTTTACTAAACAAGAAATTGAAGTAATAAAATCTAAAATATATTTAACTGAATTACAAGAACATATACTTGATATGAAATTAAAAGGTGATTTAACTGAATATGGTATGGCAATTCAATTAGGTGTTAGTGAAAGTACAATAACTTATCAGTGGAAAAAGATTAAAAAGAAAATTTTAAAGGTAATTTAAAGGTATATTAAAAGAAAGTTAAAGAGATTGACTTTCTTTTTTTTTGTATTATTAGAGTAGGAAAGGAGATAATACCAACTTAATAGATTTGTTTAAAACACATTTTGAGGAGTTGCTGATAGGTATTATCTCTTTTTCTATTTTAATTTAGGAGGAGTAAATATGTTTAATAACCCTTATATGACAAATGCTTATAATCCACAATCAAGTTTGGATAGAATAAATGACCAAATAAATCAACTTGAAAATATGAAAAAGCAAATACAACAACAACCTATACCACAACCAACTAATTTAACTCAAAACTTTCAATTAGCACCAACAACAAACAAAGAAGTAATAAGATATGCTAATTCAATAGAAGAAGTGCAAAGAGATGCAGTTATTGGTGAAACACCTTATTTTAGTAAAGATATGAGTGTAGTTTGGGTAAAAAATACACAAAATCAAATAAAGACTTATGAATTAACTGAAATAGTGCCAAAAGATGAAAAAGATTTTCAAATAGAAATGCTACAAGCACAAATTGAAGAATTAAAGAAAGGAATGGTTGTAAATGAACAATGTATTGCAAATGATATTGAACCAAAAAATGAAACAAGTACCACAAGGGATGATGAACCAATTGGAACAACAATTAAAGAGAATAAATCCTCAAGCTTACAAAGAGTTTCAACAAGCAAAAAAAGATAATGTTAACCCAAATGAATATTTAAATAAAATAACAAGTGGTTTTAATAATGAACAACAACAACAATGGAATAATATTTTTAATGGTATCAACACAAAATAGTGTTTGATATAAATTTATAGAAAGGAGAATAGAAAATGAATGGAAATCAAGGAATAGTACCAACTGTTGATTTAGCAACTAATAATGGTTTTGGCTATCCATATCCAATTTATAACAATGGTGGTGCATTTGGCAACGCTTTTGGTGGAGATGGTATATGGGCAATAGTTCTTTTAGCATTATTATTTGGTAATAACGGATGGGGTGGATTTGGTGGAAATAATGGTTGGAATAATGTAGCAACTACTGATTATATTTCTAGTGAATTTACACAAAGAGATGTAAATAATGGATTTATGAATTTATCAACTCAAGTTTCTAATGGTTTTAGTGACAATGCTACTAACATTTGCAACTTAAGAAGTGACGTTTTAACAGGTAATATGGGATTACAAAATTCTATAATGGATAGTAAATATTCTTCACTTGTTAATGCTAAAGACATTGAAAGAGATGTATTAATGCAAACTACTCAACTTGAAAATCAAGCTAGTATTAACGCATTAAATGCTTCTAGTCAATTAGCAAACTGTTGCTGTGAATTAAAAGCTCAAGGATTAGAAAATACTCAAAGAATACTTGATGCGATGAACGCTAACACTATTGCTGATTTAAGAGAAAAATTAAATGAAGCACAAACTGAAATTTCTAATAGAAATATTGAAAGTTCAATTATTAGTAGTGTAAGACCATATCCAGTACCAAGTTATATTGTAAGTTCACCATATCAATCAATTTACAATCCTTTTGGATTTAATGGTGGTTTTTATGGTAATGGTTTCTATGGAAACACAATAGTATAGCATAATGTCTTTAAGACAATCTCAATAGAGAACTTGCTAATTGAACACCTTTGAACAGAGGTGAACAGCAGAGAATAGGCAAGTCCTATTCTCTTTTATTTACGAAAGGAGAGATATAATGATACAAAGCGTACAAGAACAAGAATTAGTTTTAGCTTCTAACACAT